ACCGGCGGTCTCGTCTGCTCTGGCGGTCTCTGCCTGCGCTCTGGCGTTTTCAGCAGAGACGCGGGAGGATTCGGCCTCAGACCGGCCTTGCTCAGCGGATACCCGCCCAGATTCAGCAGATACCCGGCCCTCTTCGGCGGTCACGCGCCCCTGCTCTGCTGCAACACGCGCCGCCTCCGCCTGCTTGCGGCTCTCCTCTGTGGCGTCATCCGTCAGAACCGACGGGATCAGGGTCTCGTTGATGTACTTCTTGATGATGTTGCCGCCTTCATCAAACTTGGCTTTCAGCTCCGCACTGGTCAAACCGCCCACGTCGTTCGGCTCATCGTCCAACTTCTGAATGATGTTCAGATCGCCGTCCAGCAGTTGGATTTCCAGATTGGAGTTGGCTACCACGTTCAGGTCCGCTGTCAATCGCTTATCCATTTAAGCACCTACCTCCGTTTTCGGCACTTCGCCGGTCTCGTTGATTTTCCGCTGCAACTGGCCGTATCCGGCCCCGCCCCGAATGGGGACGGTTTCTTCCTGAGTGATCGGCTGTTCGCCCTCTGCTCCCGGCTGACCACCCATCATGGCACGTTCCTGCTGCTGGAGGGCTTGAATCAGCGCCTCCTTGTCGGTAATCTGTCCGGCGGGCAGACGTTTCAGATATTCCACCGTGGAGATCTTGCCCTGCATCAGCAGATTGTCCAGCGTCTGCATGGCGGCGATCTCGCTCCAGTAAGAAGCCGCGCCCGCATCCAGGCCAATGGTAAAGGGAATCTCCTTCAGGATAGAGAAGTCAAAGGGAACTACCAATTTGCTGTTGTCATAGGGGTTGGAGATCTCCACATACCGCTCTCCGTAGTATTCGCCCATGAACTCCATGTAGATGCGGCCCAGATCCTCAATGCTCTGCAAAAGGTTCTGCTTCGTCAGCTCCATGGGCGTTGCCGCCGCCCGCTGCAAGGCGATGATGGCGGAGGTGTTGTCCGGGCGAGTATCGCCCAGCGCCACGTCCGATGCGCCGAGGAACTTCTGCGTGTAGCTGATGGCAATGTCGATAAACTGGCTGATCTGTGGGGAGATGCTGGCGGGGTCAATGATCTTCGCCACGCCCTCCACACTGCCGTTCACCGGAATGGCCCCACCGATTTTGTTCGTCCACTTGGCTACCTTGGTGGAATCGTATACCACCTTCGGATAGGCCAGCGTCATCAGCGAGATCATGGACATGGCAAACAGCTTATTGACAAAGATTTGGTTGGGCAGCAGGCCGGTGATCATAGCCTGTCCGTGGTAGCAGTCCTGCACATAGTCCCAGTTCATCCACGTCAGGGGATACAGCTTGATACCAAGGTCCAGATCACCCCGGATCTCCGCCTGCCGGGTGCACTCGTAGGCGTGGACGGTGCCGGTCTCGTCATCCTTCCACAGCCGGAGCAGCACCGTCACCTTGTTCCCGCTGCCGCTCATGGAATCCATGTAGTTGTTGCCGCAGTCCTTGTTGTCCGGCTGGATCTCGTCCGGGTCCTTACCGTACCGCTTGGCCCGCTTCCGGGCCTCACTCAGCAGCATCCGCCGTTCCAGAATGATGTAGGGCTGGCTCTGCACGTCCCGGTTGTTGGGGTTGCCGAACAAAACCTGCGTGTTCATCAGAACCTCCGTGCGGATGGCCCCCTTGCTTGCCTGCCCGGTCTCCGCCGTATCGTCCCAGTAGGTATACATACAGCCGTCACCGTTTACGGCGGCGTTGCGGGTATACTCCCGGATGCGCCCGCCGATACTGTTGTGCTCAAAGATGGACGCGAACTGATCGTTAAGAATGTCGGCCACCAGTTCCAAGGTCTGCGTGTTCCGCTCCCCGCTGGAGGACATGGCCCGCGCCCACAGCTTCAGGTTGTCCGTGGAGATATTCGCCACGGAGAACAGCACCACCCGCTTCATAAAGTTGAATACGGGGGTGGGGAGGCCGTTGCTCTGCACGCCCTCCCACTGCTTACCGATGAAGAAATTTTCATTGGTTTCCACGCAGTCATAGAGGTCAATGCCGCTGTTGAAGCTGACGCCCGCGTTGTATTCTTTACCGACCCGCTCCGGGGTCATCGTCTGTTTGCTCATGGGATCACCCCTTTATTTCACATTTCCGGTATAGCGGAGCTGCACGTCCGTCTCCAGAACCGTTGCGGTAGACGATGCCGATTTGCTCTTGAATACCAGCTTGTAGAAGGTGGCCTTCTTCACCTTCATTTTCACCCGCCGGACCTGCGGCTTTCGGTTGGTGCCGAAAGACCAGTGGGCGAAATCCGCATGGGCGAAAGTGGCAAGGCCGGAAGAGACAATCTTTTCCGGGTAGTCGCTGCGGCGGTTGGTCTCCACCGTCACATGCACCCGCGCGTTGCTCTCCGGCTGGATCGCCACGAAAATAAGCGGGCTGTATTTCAGCACCCAGTCCCGGTCAAAGTCCATGGAGCCGGTGGCAGCGTAGGCGTCAATGTCCTTGCCGTCGTCGTTCCGGTACTGCCGGGAAAGATGCACCACGCCGCCGTCAGGCCGGAAGCCGTAAGTCTCAAGCCCCACCTCCACCATGGCCCGGAAGCTCAATCCGGTGTAGAGATACCATGCGTCCGCGCCGTAGTTCAGGATCAGCGCCTTGTCTCCGTACATCCACCAGTATTCCTGCGCCGATTTTCGGTTGAAGGTCCGGGTCTCTTTCATATCAAAGCCTTGCAGCGTCACCTCTACCCGGTCGGAGATCCGTTCTGCGTTCCGCTCGTCAAAGGTGATGTTGCCGCTGGTGGATACGCTCCGCCACCGGTACACCGCCTGATCGTCCAACGTCAGGGGGTTGTTCTCCAAAATGTCCACCTGTCCCGGAGCCTTATTGCCGAACTGCCGGTTGACAGGGGTCACATAGAATGCCGCCGTGGTGACGTCCGTAGCCGTTACCAGCGTGGAATAGCTCATGGAGTAGGTGGCGTCCTGCTTGAACACCACCAGCCGTGCGTAATGACGCACCATGCCGGTGATAGGCGTGTTGGCCTCGCCAACCTCCGCCTCGTACAGATCCGGGAAGTATTCCGCCGAAGGCTTGCCGGTGGCGGAATCAATGCCGGAGTAAATGGTCTTGTTGGTGCCGTCTCCGTAGAGGAACACACGGCTGTCCGTCTGGCCGTTGTAAAGCTCGGAGAAGCGCATCCCCGTTACCTGCGCCCGTTCTCCGTTGCCGCTGCGGTAGATCAGCTCCAGTGTGTTGGTGCCGGCAGCCGGGGCGGGGGTAATGGTGAAGGTCCGCGCCGTCAGGTCTGAGATGTAGGTCTGCGCCGTATCCCCAATCTTCACGGAGATGATCTCATCCACCGTCTTTTCCGGGATGTGGAAAACCGTCTCCTTGCCGTCGGGGGAATACAGCACCTTCCGCTTGCCCGTCAGCCGGTTCACGTTTTCCAGCAGAAACCCACCGCCCGCAGGCGTGGTGGCGTTCATCACCGTAGGGATATAGCCCTCCACCGCCGTAAAGCTGCTGGTGTCCTTGCCGTCCCAGCTCATGTATTCATGGCCGTTCAGCAGGTAGACCTTGTTGGAAAAGCCGAAGAATGAGGTCTGGTCCTGCGTGCACTGGCCCACAACCTTGGTTGTTGCCGCCGCCGGGTCCAGAGAGAAGATCAGCCCGCCGAAGGCGGCAAGGGTCCGCTGTTTGCTGTCTACCACGCCCTCCCACGCGCCGGAAAAAACCGGGTTTGCTGTGGGGGCCGTGTGGCCGCTCTCCGCGCACCATGCGTCCCATGCCGTTTTCAGGTTCAGCACCGTCTTAGTGCCGGGGCGCAGCTGCAAGTGCTTCTCCCGCGTTATGCGGAAGTTCCGCATCTTGCTCATTTCGCCGTTCTTGATCTTGGTATCCCCGTCCGGGTTCTCGTTCAGGCCCAGAAACTGGCGGATCTTCAACACCTGAATATCGTTGCTGGATGTGATTTGAGCCATCGTCTGGGCCTCCTTTATCCGTAGGATAGATAATCGGCGGTCATCTCTCCGCCCGTCATCACGTCATCGTAGTCCTCGCCCTCGTCGAAATCGTCCACGATCTTCTCCACGGTTTTCTGAGCGCCCAGAACACGGGTGACACAGAAATACCGGGCAGCGTCGCAGATATGGGTGATCTCATGGGGTTCCGTGGCGCAGTCTGAGGGGTTTTTCTCGTCGTGCTGGATGGAGGGCAGGTTGCGGATCAGGCCCACGCAGTTTTCCGTCACCAGCAGTCCGGGCCGGTCCGTGTCGCTCTTCATTGGCTTCAGCAGCTCCTTGACGGCCATCCAGCCCTGAACACGGTTGTTGCTGGCCTTCAGCAGCCCTAACCCGTTCTGTGCAAAGATCTCCGCCATGCTCCGCCCGCTGTCCTTCTGCCGGTTCCACATATCCGGCGGGGCAATGGTGAACTCAATGTGTTCCTCCGGCGGGGTCAGGGCAATTGCCAGCTTTGCCGCCTCGCTAACGATCAGGCCGCTTTGCTGTACCTCCCGGTACACATAGGCCCGCCCCTCAAAGTCCACCGCCACCCAAAGGCAGGCGAACATATCAAGACCATAGTCGAACGCCCGGTATTTCTTCCACTCCTGGGGCACCCGCACAAAGGGCGCAATCACATGGGTCTCCCGCCGGAACTCCGGGAAGAACGTGCCTGCCATGGCGTTCCAATCGCCGTAGCGCCACGCCCGCCGCACATCCTCTGGCAGCAGGTCCAGCATTTGTTTGTACTCCGGGGACGCCTCCAAAAGCTGGGGGTTATCGTCCACCGTGGCAGGGATAAAGGTGTAATCCTTGGCCTTTTCCCCCTCCCGGTACTCCCGGTCCACGAACAGCCGCTTCACCCACAGGTGGCCGATGCCGCCGGGGTTGCAGGTCAGATACATCCGCCGGGGGAACTTGGTCGCGCCACGCAAGCACGCGCCCAGGGTCCGGAACTGGGATTCTGAAAACTGGGTGGCCTCCTCCATGAAGATCCAGTCAAATTCAAGGCCCTGATACTCCTGATCGTCTCCCGCTCCGTAGTGTCCGAACTTGATGATGCTGCCGTTGCAGAAGAACATCATGCGCATACTGCCGTTGTAGCTGCCCACCTCCGGCGGGATCAGCTTCTGCATAGGCAGAATGATGTTCTGCTCCAATTCCGGGTACTCCCGGCGCACGATCAGGATCTTGATGCCGGGGTAGGTGAGCGCACCGCCTGCCGCCTTCCGCAGCAGAACGTGTGTCTTTCCGCCGCCTCTGGCGCCGCCGTAAGCCGTGTACCGGCTCCGGGACTGGCAGAACTGCTTTTGTTTGGGGTTCAGTGTCCCCAGATCCACCTGCACCGTTCCGCCTGCTGTTTGTTTATATCGAGGCATAATCGCTCCTTATATCTGGTGGACGGGCCGGGTTCATGCACCCGCTCCGCCCATATATAGGGGAAGGGGCCGAAGCCCCCTCCCATGAGATCACTCGTAATCCTTGGTGCCCTCGATGCCCACGCAGCCGTCCTTGGTGCCGATGGCCCGCATGGTCTGACCGGCGGTCAGGGTCACAGCGGCGGTGTAGATCTGGGCGGTGTTGGAGTACCGGGGGTTGGTGCCGTCGGTGGTGTACTTGAACACCACGCCGGACACGGCGGTGATGCTGACGGCATGGCCGGTAATAGACATCACGGGGGCCGCCAGAACCGCAGCATTGCCGCAAACGGCAACACCGTCGCCCTTGGCGCCCAGCACGAAGCTGTCATAGTAGGTCACGCCCTGCACCACGGGGCCGGAATAGCCCTGCACCTCGGTCAGGATGTTGTACTTCTGGAGCTTCACAGGGTCCACGGTGCAGCCCTTGTGCTTGATGAAGAAGTACACACCGGCGGGCATGTAGCTGGTGGGGATGGGCTTCACGCGGCAGCCGTCGAACTCGCCCACAACGCCCTTTGCCAGAGCCTCCTTGCCCAAAGCGTCCACGCCGATGTAATCGGGCATCTGCTTGAGCAGCTTGTAGTACTCAGTGGCGATGTAGAGGGTGCGGCCCTCCAGAGGCACCAGCGCATCGGTCATCTTCGCGTTCAGGTCGATGATGAGACCGCCGATGGTAGCCTTGGTGGGGGCGGTAGTCTCCTTGACGGCAATGTTCGCGCCCATGATCCACTTCTTGATGCGGTGCTTGTCCATGCCGGGGATGGTCACCTCGTCCAGCTGGCGGCGCAGGGCGCTGCCTGCGGACTTCTGAATGGCCTGATCGGTCTGGTCCAGCGCGTCAATGGTGAAGGAGAAGGCGGGCTGCTGCTCGCAGGTCATCTCCTGAAGGGTGTCGCCCACGTCATGGACTTCGCCAAAGCGGTTGGAGCCGCTGCGGGTGTACTGGGTCTCGGGCACGGTGTTCACGCTGCCGATGCGGATGGTGCGGCTGATGGGATTCAGCCAGGAATAGCTGTTGCCGCAGTCATCGGCGGTAATGGAGGCTTTCTTGAAGCGCTCCGCGATCTTGGTTGCGTACTTAATTGCGTAGTTGATAGCCATAGGTAAAAACCTCTCTTTCGTCCGGTTTCCCCATAGGCAAAGTGCCGTTACATGGCGCTGTCAAAGGCGTCTCCGAAATCGTCCCGCGTCTTGGAGTTGTCCCCGGCGCTTCTCATGCTGCCGGTGGAGCGCTCCGCGTTCCGTTGGTTCTGCAACACGGAGGTGGTCTCCCGCTTGGCGTCTGCCGCGTCCTGCCGCGCCTGCTGCACGGCGTACCGGGCGTAGGCGGCTACCAGAGAAGAGCCGTTCCGCACGTCTGCCCAAACCTGAGGCGGGATGCTGTTGGGGTCCTTTGCTGCCTCGGGGAATGTCTGTTGAAATTCCTGAATGTCCGCCTGCCGGCGGCTTGCCGCCTCGGCCTCGGCCCTCTGGACCTGCGCCATGGCGTCCTGCTGGGCCTGCCGCTCTGCTTCTGCGGCGGCCACAACGGCCTCCCGGTCCTCAAGCTCCACGGAGCGCCGCGCGTCCGCTTCACTCAGGCCCTCGGCCTGCTTGGCCTGCGCCCGGAGCATGGAAATGTAGTCCTTGGTGTTCAACCCCTGCTGGTTTGCAAAGCGGTTGACCATCTCCATCACAGGCTTAAACTCGTCATACTGGCTGCGAACGCGGTCATAGTCCATCCCCTTCTGGGCCAATGCCACCATTTCCGCTTCGTTGGCCTGCCGCACCTCGCCCATGTGCCGCAGCTCCCATGTCTGGGGCCGTGCGTCCACGGTCTCCTCCTCGGTCTGCTGCGTCTGGGCTGCCTGCTCCGCGTCTGCGGGAGGCTCGGTGCCCTCTTCCGGCGTCTCTGCGCTCTCACTGGGGTCCTCGACAGGCGTTTCCTCGCCAGTCTCCATCGGCTCTGCGTCCACTTCCGGCTGGTCTGCCGTCATCTCCGCGCCGCCCTCCCAATCGTCCAAAAAGGCGTCCGTGGTCTCGGGCTCCTGTTCGGGGATCTGGTTCATGTTTTCGTCCATATTGGCCTCTTTCCCCGGCCTGGTCTGGCCGGATCGTTGTATTTTCAAAGCCTGGTCTGGCTTTGCTGATAAAACAAAAACGAGACCACAAGAAACGGCTTTCGCCGTTCTCATGGCCTCGTTGGGCTCTCGTTTTTATTCGGTTTTCAGGGGGAAGGGGACGTCTGTATCCAGCTCCCGCCCCTCAAAAATGGTGGGGTAGTGGCTCACCTTGCATCTTCGGCAGTAAATAGGCGTGTTGTAGATCACACTGCCCGGTTCGATGTGCTGAAGCGCTTTCCCGCAGATAGGGCAGCGGTAGACCCACGTCCCATCTACCACCATGCTCCAAACTCCCCGTGTTCAATGCCGCCGTAGAGGTTTTCCACGTCGCCAATCACGCTGGGCAGGCTCTGGCGGCACAGTTCCAGCTGTTCCAGAAACGTCTGCCACAGGAAGTTGGCCCGACTGGGGTCCTCCTCCAGCAGAAGCAGACCTGCCAGACCGTAGGGCAGCGCCCCGGTGCAGATCCGCTCGTCCAGCGCCACCTCGTCCGCCATCTCCGCCACCTTTGGGCAGATAGGCCGCTTGCCGTCCGCCGCTTCCAGCGCCTCCCGGTAGTTGTCGCTGTACGGAAACGCCCGGTCTAAAACGCTGTTCAGCAGGGAAACGGTCCGCAGCTTGTACTCCTTGGTGTCCGCCGTGTCCGTGGAGCCGGTGGATTCGTTCTGGGAATCCATCAGGTGGATGGCGATGTCGAAAATCTGCTGTACCGTAACCGCCATATCACACCTCCCGCCCTTTCAGGCTGGCTTTCATGGTGTTCAGGTCGTAGGTCATCAGGTTGTCAATGCCCTGCTCCACGCTTTTCTGCCGGTCCGTAGGCTCTTCCGTCTCCGGCTTCTCCGGTTCGGTGGGGGAGGGGGCTTTGATTTCCCGCAGCAGCCGCAGAATCAGCACTGCGCATACGGCAGCGCCTATGCTGGCCGCACCGCAGATCAGGGATAAAACCAAAATCAGGCCGTTCACCTCGCCGCCTCCTCACTTGAAGTCGCTTGCGTCCACGCCGTCCCCGAAGGTCACGTTCACGCTGATGTCCTGGCGGGTCTCCTGCTTGTCCTGGTAGCCGCCCAGACGCTTCTGCTTGTTCAGGAAAATGCCTCGCGTCACCATGCCCTTTTCCTGGTAGATGGGACTGGTGTCGATCTGCTCCTGAATCCGCTGGTATGCCAGCCGCACGTAGTAGCTCATGACGCAGCGGGGATCGGTGATTTCCTCGTCACCCGCTTCAAAGGCTTCCACCTGCGCTTCGACCACCTCGGCCTCCCGGCCATCGTTGTAGTCGTAATACCCCTGAAGCCGCTGAACCGTCCATCGCATCGCATTGGCAAGGCCCGCCTCGCTGTATGCCTGCTCCAGCCGGTCCTGCACGTCAAAGTATTCCTCGGACTGCTTCAGGAACGCCTTGATCCTCTCAATCGTCTGCTTCCTGTGGGCCGCGGCGGCCTTCTTGTTCATGTTATCCATGTGCGCCTTGCGCTCTTCCGGACTGGGATTTTTCTTCTGATAAGCCATGCCCCGGCCCCCTCTCGCAAAAAATTCTGGTGGTTTCGGCAGGAATCGAACCTGCGACATATCGGCTCACGAAGTCCGCTGCTCTTCCGACTGAGCTACGAAACCATGCTCCGGTGGGCTGTTCGGACCCACCGGGCAACAGGAAAGGAACTGAAGGTGAAAACTGGCGTCTGACATAGGAGGCAGGCGGATTCTGTTCCGCCAACTTCATTCAAGCATATTTCGTCAAGTGGATACAAGATGTTTCAGTTATTTTCGTAATGTTCTACATAAAATCCCCCGCCCCCTTTTTCCGCCACCCCCCCCAGAGGGAGCATTCGCATGGCTTCCCGCAGCTGACATGCCAGTGCAAAGAGGTCTGTGAAAGGAGGGAGAGGGTGTGTGCATATAGCCCTATACCCTGCGCAAGAGACACCCCCTGTTTTTCCGCTACCCCCTGGTACACCCCCTCCCCATCCCTGGTAGTAGGGCCTCCCCAGCAGCAGAGACTACATCCCCAGCCCCGGCGCTACTCAATCGCCCCCAGCCAGCCGGAGCAGCCAACAGGAATTGCCCAGCCCGGAAGAGGAAATACACAGAATCGACACAGCAACAGCCGAAGCCCAGCAGTCCCAACGGAAATATTTAATAGCCCCTTAAATCTCACCGGAAAAGGGTAATTGCCCCGCCGAATTGGAGCCGCTGACCTCTGACCAGATCGCCGGCCTATCTGCGAATATCTCCGAATACCTCGCAAATGCTCCGCTTTGCTCACGTTTCCTCTCGTTCTCTCGCGTTTTTTATTTACCTCGTCTCCTTCTTTCGCTACTCTCTCGGTAGAAGTATATATATCCCCCCCTGTAAGAAATATATATTTATCTCTCTGGGGTAGGGGGAATACGCCCCCATCTCTCACTCTCCTATTCTCTCCCCCTATAGTCCCCCTCTCCTTCCCTCTCTCTCCCTGCCCCCGCTGCTGCTGCTGCCGCCCCGCCCCCGCTCATAAAGAGAAAAGCGCCGGGGGTGTTATCCCTCGACGCTCTGACGCTCGTTACAGCTTGTCCCGGATGGCCTCAATGATCCAGGCGTTGACGCTCTGGCCTGCCGCGGCTGCTGCCGCTCTGATCTGGGCCTTGCTGGGGTCGGAGCCGATCCTCAGCTTGATAGTAACTTTCTCGTTGTTCTCGCGCTCCCATTTGAGGGAGGCGTCACGCTGGGCCTTGCTGGTCTTCAATTCCTTGTGCTCCAATGGTTACACCCCCTTGTGCGTCTTATTATATCGCATATGCGCGTATAAGTCAGCCTGACAACTTGCACAAAAAAGTCCGCCTGATACTGTGCGAACCTGCCAAACCTGCACGAATTTGCGAAAACCCCCTTGACAACTCGTATCAGTCCGCCTTATAATTCAGGCAACAACAGCAAACACGACAACGCCACAGGCCGACAGGCCGGAAAGGATTACAAAATGACTACTTACTTCATCAACTGCAAGAACCTCGACGAGCTGAAGAAGGCTTACAAGGCCGCCGCCATGAAGAACCACCCCGACATGGGCGGAGACACCGTCACCATGCAGGCCATCAACGCCGAGTATTCGGCCCGGTTTGAGGTCCTGAAGCGGTCCCAGAATGAGCAGGCCGCCGAGGATACCACCGGACGGACCCACGCCACCACCGAGAGCGCAGGCGATTTCATTGCCATCATCGCGGCCCTGCTGAAGCTGGACGGCCTCGAGATTGAGTTGTGCGGTCGCTGGCTCTGGATCGGCGGCAACACCAAGGAGCACAAGGAAGCCCTAAAGGCTGCCGGGTGCCGGTGGAGCAGCACGAAAAAGCTCTGGTCCTGGCATTTCGCCGAAGAGGGGATGAAGTGGCACAAGGGCACAAAGACCATGGCAGAGATCCGCAGCAAGTACGGCAGCACCACCTTTGCCCGTTCCACCAATTCCGACGCGCTCCCGGCTTGACCGGGGCGCGCCACCCCCAGAAAGGAGAATGAACCATGATCCAGATCAAAAATATTTTCGATAGCCTGCGCGACGATGTTTTAAGCGGCAAAATGACGCTGAAGGAAGCCGCCGAGGAACTTTACAGAAGCGGATGCATGAACTTCATCGACGAGGAAGCCACCCGCCGCCGGTTACATTTGGCCGACTGACACAACCGCCCGCCCCGGAGGTCACGAGGGCAGAAAGGACAACACTATGAAGCCTTACGGAATCGCCGTCCCCGGCTCCGTTATCAGCGCCAAGACCGCAGCCGGGTATCTCCGCCGCACCGCCGCGTTTTTGCTTTCCCCCGCCAGATTCTCCATGGAATCCTGCGCGGTTCTTTCCGACATTGAAAGCCGGATAGTTTCCGCCGGGTTCCTGACGTGGGATCAGGTGGAGCAGATCGAAGAGGAGGCCACCGCATGAGCTATCTTGACCTATTCCAGCGCTACGGCAACCCAAGCCAGGAAGCGGAAATACGGCTGACCGCCTATCTGCTCCGGCCCGACGTCTTGACCGCTGACCGCATCAAGGCCAACGATGACAGCGCCGCCCGGATGATTGCCCGGTGTAACGAGCTGATCGACCAACTGACCGAATACCGCGCAGCCCTGGCGGAGCGATACGCCGCCCTTGCGACTGCCGCCTACCGTGACCGGCTGGAGCTGACCCGCGACCCCGGTTACAGGGGCAAGCCGGTGATCTACTTTGTGCGGATCGTCCGCACCTATGAGGACGGAACCACGGAGCGCGTTTTGGACGAGAAATATTTTGGCACGGAGCGCCGGAAAGCCTTTGCACGGTTCGCCGAGCTGAAGCACCAGCGCCCCGGCATTGAGACCTACCAAGACACCGACAAGCGCAGCTGGGAGCGTTGACAATCAACGCGGCCCATGTTACCATCAACTTACAGACCGGCCCACGCCGGAGAAAGGACAGAAAACACATGATCGCCCATCTTTACAAAATCCCCTCAACCTTTCGGAACGTTCCCGACGCGGTGAAGGTTCGCGCTGTTCCCTTTGAGAATTTCCCCGGCACCTGGCTGCATGCAACGCTGGATTTGCCCGACGGTCTCCGCGTGGCCGACTCAAAATACGGAGAAGGGGCCTTTATCACGGAGTCCGGCGAGATCATCTGCGAGGCATACGCGGACCCCGAACAGATCAGCGGAAACGAGCTTAAAGGCCGCGTTACTGTGCGGGACTCCGCCGGGAAATTCCTTGTTGATACCGTTGTCACCTGGCAATGATCCATCTTTCCCAGCTTGGCAAACAGACCAGCAACTAACCCAAAACGCAGAACAGCGACCCGGAAAAACTCCGGGCCGCTGATTTTTTATGCCGTTTCGCCATGCTTCACAGTACGTTCACAGTATAGCCGCAATCCCTTGCCATTCCTCAAATCATGTTACAATTCCGTTACAGTTTCCCACTCCACCACAAAACACCAATTCACGCAAAATTGCCATAAAAAACGTTATATATCAACGCTCTTAGCCGCTTTCTGAGGTTGCTTATTTTCGCTTTTGTTGTGGCGGATTTGCGTGCGGTTCGACACAGAATCTACACACTTGACGCCGTTTGTTTGTTAAGATCTTTCCCCCGCCGCTTTCGCTCTGGAAAGATGTTCGTTGACCTGCCGCACGCTGTTGCTCCGATGGTTCTTGCGCAGGTTGATATAGACCTTTTCCATGACCGCCACGCTATCCCCCAGCCACTCCGCCGCCGTCCGGGCATCCACCCCGGCCTCGTAGCAGATTGTCGCAAAGGTGTGCCGGAAGCAGTGGGGGGAGACTTGCGTTTTTTCCTTCTGCTTCCCGTTGTCGGCGGTGATTGTATCCATCAAACCGGCATCCCGGCAATATTGCTTCCAGTATTTGGCAAGCTCATACGCAGTCAGATACTTTCCGGTGTCCGGGGACGGAAACACATAGCCGATCTGGTTCCGTGGCAGCATCCGCGCCAGCTCGTCAAAGATGGGGACATCCCGCCTGCCGTTCTCGGATTTCATGTGATCCTCCAGCAAGGGCACATTGGTGTTGTCATAGTTCAGCTTTTTGCACACATGAATCACACCGGCTTTGCGGTCGATGTCTCGCCATGTCAGCGCCAACGCCTCACCCCGGCGTAAACCGGTGTACATGAGGAAATACCCCAGCAGCCACCACTCGCCCCGTTTCTCTCTGGCCGTGGCTTCTACCTTCGCTTCCTGTTCTTCCGTTAGCGCCGTTCTGACCCGGTGCTTCAAGCCCTTTGACTTGCGGACTTCCGCCGCCGGATTGATGGCAAGCCCGCTTTCCGTTCTGCGGTTGATGGCCGACCGGAAGATCAGCTTCAAAACGGAGATCTCAAGCTGCACCGTGTCCCGGGAATAGTCTTTCTTCTCAAACTGCCGGATATAGGCCACGATTTCCTCCGGCGTGATCTCCGCGATCCGCTCCGGCCCGAACCTTGCCACCAGCCGCCGCATGGTGTTTCCGTAGTTGCGGTAGGTCGCATGGGCAACTTCCGTTTCGATTTCCCGATACCAGTTGTCCGCCGCTTTGGTAAAGGTCCATCCCTTTTCGGCTTCGTCCCGGTATTCCAGGACCTTCCGATCTACCTCTCGGCAGGTTCTGCCCCGGAACGCCTTCCGTTTTCCGTTCACCGTCCGAATGGCCTCAAATAGCCCGTCCGGTCTTTTGTAATACTTCTCCTTTTTCGCCATTTTTCCTTTCCTCCTGTTGCATCGCCAGGGGGATCGTGCTATACTGTGATTGATCCTCCTTTGGCTTTGTCGTGATTGCGATTGGTGGGTTTGCCGTCTGAGTGTTCCAGCACTCAGGCGGCTTTTATTCTATGTAACGGATCACGCCCCAGTCTCCGTGGGCAGAATCCAGATAGAGCAGCAGCGTAAACACCATAAAAAACACAAGGATTCCGAAAAGTATCCGCTTCTCCCTTTGCTGCTGGCGAATCAATCGCCGCAGATCGTCGATGTGTGCGGCGTAAATGCCTTTATCGTCGGCTTGCTCGCTGTTCCGCAGCACCTCCAGAATCTTTTCGGCTACATCGTCCGGCGGCTTCACCGTGCCGGAAATGTAGCGGGATACCATGCTTTCCGATACATTGCACTGCTCACCAATTTCCCGCAGGGTCAGCGGGCTTTTCATGCGCATTGCCCGTGCTTTTTCCGAAAAATTCACCGTTTCCCCTCCTTGCAAGTTTTTTGCAAGAGAAATCCGCCATTTGAATTGGACTTTCTTGCTAAATGGGTCTATCGTTCTCATAGGCCCACTCCCCTTTCCCCGGTCCCGCTTCGGCGGGCCGGGGTTTCAAATAGAAAGGAGCATCCCATGACAGACCTTGAAATCCTGTTGGCATTGCGTTCCCTGTCCCCGGAAAAGCAGGCGCTTGCTATTCAAGCCCTGCAAGAGCTTCTATTATCGCAACGATCCGCGCCCGGTTCTCCGGAGAAAGATTGTGGATCATCATAAGGAGCTTTTTATCCTCTTCGCTCAACTCGTCCCCATTCGTGGGGGCGGGCTGTTTTTCGTCTATCAGATATGAAGGCTGCACGTCAAACAGCTTTGCCATTGCTTTTATCTTAGATGTTGGTATATCGTCGACCCGGCCGCACTCCCATTTGCTTACAGCATTGGTTTTTACCCCCAGCTTTTCGCCTAATTCCGTTTGTGTCAAGCCGAGGGCTTTCCGGTGCAGCCGGATCTTGTCCCCTATTGTCATCGCTTCTTATCCTTTCCGTTTGTTATCTTAATAATACCATATTTTTTTAAAAAGTCAATAAAAATATCTTGACAAGATGAAATAAATGAGTATAATGAAATTATCTTGAAAAGATGAATTGAGGTGACAAAAATGAACGCAAATATGTTGAAGGGACGCCTCCGCGAAAAAGCCATGACACAAGCCGACCTTGCCCCTCAAGTTGGCCTGAGCCTGTCCAGATTCAACGCTAAGTTAAACGAAACTGGCGGTGCTGAGTTTTCTCTTGGCGAAGTCCGAGCGATCAAGCGCGTTTTGGATCTGGACCAGGAGCAGACGGAGCAAATTTTTTTCTCCTGAAATTATCTTGAAAAGGTGAATTACCAGCACTTAGAGCAAGCCGTATACCCCCGGCTTTTGGCGTTGTCCAGTGAGATGGGGATACAGCTCTTGCGCAAATACTGGCAACCGCTCCGGTGGTACTTGCTGCCTGTATTGGTGATATACACCGTCACAGACTGCGGCTCCGAGATTTCCGGGGTGCTTATCCCATTGGACGAACTGCTTGAACTGCTGGCCGTGGATGCTGCCGACTTAGCTGACGCTTTCCCTTCCGATAAGCCCTTTGAATACCCGGAATTGTATCCAGCCTTCTGCCCATCATCGTAGCCATCGTTATACCCGTCATTGTAATCATCGTAAGAATTGGCCTGGCTGTATAGGCATTTAACGCATATATACGAGCTATCATCCAATTCGACAAGATTCTCAATGCTTTTTCGTTCCTCGCACTGAACGCAGTATTGCGTATCCTTTTCTGCGCAGCCTTCGCAATACCCATCAGCGCCGCCATCATCCGGATCATATCCCCGTTTGCAATCTAAGCAAATTTGATACCCTCGTTTTTCAAAACAGGTGGCGCACACATGTTCACCGCTCGCCAAGTCGATCCATCTGGTCACAGAATCCCAGCATTCGCAGCAATCGACCCGTTCCGCATTGAGAGAGCTGCACCCTGTCAAAACAAGCAACGCAGCAAACCCAGCCAGCAACTTTTTAATCTTCTTCATCCAAATCCCTCCTGAGGTGTTATTTATGCAAAATTCTCAAAATGGCCTCACCAATGCCGGAAAGGTGCTCCACGAGGATACCCAGAATGAACGTTATAAGCGGTACAAGCACCTGTGCTATCGCAATCTTCTTCTGAAATCGGCGCTCACGTTCCTTCTCGGCATCCTGTTTAGCGCGTTCCTTGGCGGCTCGATCCGCCGCTAACTTCTTTGCGTATTCTTCAAATTCCCTCTGCACCGCATATTCCCCCCTTACCCCCAAACATACACCAATTCACACTAACTTGCAATCACGAAAAGGAGAATCAACATGAAAGAACTGAAAGTAAAACTCACCTTCACCGAACCCATCCTCGGCACGTCCCCCGCCAACCCGGAAATCTACCGGGAGTTTATCGGCTCTAAGTCCCCCGATGCCGCCACCGTGGAGGAGGAAGTCTCCGCGCTGGGCGCTGATGCCGTGGCGGAAAAGGCCATGACGGTGTTCCCCCGGATGGAGGACGGCACCCCGTTCCTGTATGACTACCAGATCAAAGGCTTTTTCAAGGACACCTGCGGCGGTCTCCGCAAGGTCAAGGGCACGGCCAGCGAGAAGATCAAGGCGTACAAGAAGGAAATCGACAAGCTGATTTTCCCGGAGCCCCGCGTGATCCCGTTGGAGTTTGACGGCCCCGTTGGTGAGTGCCAGCGTCCCCTGAGAGCGCAGACGGCGCAGGGCGAACGCGTTAGCCTTGCCATGAGTGAGGAGATCCCCGCAGGCGCTACCTGTGAGTTTCGGGTGACCTGCCTCTGCGACGATCACGAGAAAGCTGTCCGGGAATGGCTGGACTATGGCCGCTTCTCCGGCATCGGCCAGTGGCGCAACAGTGGAAAAGGCCGGTTCACCTGGGAGGAACTCCAGTAACGTAGCGGAATGGCAACGCGGAGCAATGTGACGCCACGGCATAGCATTGCATCGAGGCGCTACGGAAGGGCCGCGAATCGTTCAGCAATGCGACGGCAAAGTGGAGAAACGCTTAGCATAGGCGATGCACAGAGATGCAAGGCAATGCAATGGAATGGTTCAGAACGGTACAGAATCGCAGCGGAATGGCGTAGCACAGCAATGCTTGACGTAGCAACGGAAATGCAGTGATTTTCTATGCAAAGGCAACGCACAGAGAAGCAATTCAGCGCAAAGCCAAGGAAGAGAAATGCAAAGAAAAGCGTAGGAAATGCAACGGAATAGCTCGGCTCGGCGAGGCCACGGCATGGCATAGATAGGCTCGGCAGTGCGGCGACTTAGGTTAGCTACGCATCGCAAGCCGCAGCAGCAATCGCAATCACGACAAAACCAAAAAAGGAGGCCCCTATGGAACATCCCGCATATCGAGACAATCTTGAACAGATTTTGACCTTTTCCCATGGCCGCAACCTCTTGAACATCAAAGAGGTTCTGGCCTTCACCGGCCTGAAGGACTACCGGGCCATTCACCGGCGTTTCACGTTCATTGACGGCTATATCTCCGCCGCCACGCTGGCCCGCCAGCTTTGCGGAGGTGTCAGGAAATGAGCAAGCTCAACCTCTGCGGCTTCAAACCGGACCCAAAGCCGCCCGCGCCGCCGGAGCTGGGCGCACGGTGCAGTTTCCGCCTTTGCCTGGGCGACGCTGAGCATCCCAACCGCGCCGGCACCGTTTCCTACATCAACATTCCGCACCGCTGGTTTCTGGTCACCTTCGACGGCGGCCTGCGCCAGTGCTATCACTTCGGGGAGGCTTAACTATATGGATACAACAACGTTCATTTTCGTGCTGATCGGCGTGGCCACCGCCGCCGCGTGGCCTCTGCGGATCGTAGATCTTATCGAGAGGGGGAACCGCCATGAAACGCGCTAACCGCACACGGGAAGAGCGCCGCCGGGACCGGGCCGACTTCTCCGCCTGGATCTCCTTCGGCTGCTTCCTCGGCTTCCTGCTCATGGTGCTGGCCCACATGCTGGGCGTGGTCTGATGCGCAGACGCCGTGGCCGGATGGCAGAATTACCGCCCTGCCCCCGGTGCCACATGTACGGCGGTAAACGGATGGTAGCCCCCGGAAAGGAGGACCTGTTTTTCGTCCTCTGCGATTCCTGCGGCTACCGCACGAAAAAATATACGGACATCGCCCACGCGGTCCGTGTCTGGAGGGAAGCCCAACTATGACCAGAAAAACCTATCCCATCTGCCACTTCTGCGAACATCCCCTGAACCCCAATGCGGAGGACGATTGCGACCGCGTGTTCGTCCTGCCCAATGGGGAGCTGTGCTGCCCGCCCTGCTTTAAAGATTACCTACTGAACGAGCTGGATAAAAATATGGACCTGTTTGCCGATGCCCTCGGTATCCCGGTCCTGTATACGGAGGGACCCCATGCTGACATTTGACGAGGCCACCCACACCTACACCCTTGACGGTATCCAGCTGCCCAGCGTCACCGAAGTCACCCGCTTCTGCGCCTATGACTACAAGTCAGACCGGCCATGGCTGGCAGAGGCCGCCGCCCGACGTGGAACCGCCGTCCACGAAGCCTGCGCCCTCATCGACTACGGCGAGGACCCGGAGGAAACACCGGAGATCGCCGGATACCTGAAGGCCTACCGCCGGTTTCTCAAGGACTGGAAGCCGGAATGGAAACTGATTGAATGTCCCATAGCGGACCGGAATATGAAAATGGCCGGAACGATGGATCGCTTTGGCATCATCCATAATGCCCCCGCCATTCTGGACATTAAAACCGGCCAGCTCCATGACGCCGCCCTCTCCGCCCAACTCACCGCCTACAAGATGATTTTCTCGTGGGACCCGCGCTGCGGTTACGGGAAAATTCAATCGCTCTATGCCTTGAAACTCTCTAAGGATGGCACTTATGAGCTTCGCCATGTAGAACCAAATTCAAATTTGGTAAACGCCTGCCGCACCCTCCATAAAGCCACAGAAAGGAAGAAACGCACATGAATGAACTGACCCTTTACAATTATGACGCCGCCCCGCTGACGGTTTCCCCCATCCCCCGCACCGGGAACTATTCCATTGCCGTCTGCGGCGGCGTCCCCGCAACCCTCCGCCGGGGTGTGGACTTCGGCATGATCCGCAAGAAGAACGGCGAGGCCATGAGCAAGACCCCCACCCTCTTTAAGTCCGGCGCGGAAAAGGTGGCCGTGGCATACGGCCTTTGCCAGCGCTACACCCTGGAAAGCAAGCTGGAGGATATCGAGCACGGCTTTTTCTATTTCCTCGTCCGCTGTGACCTTATCAAGATCTATGACGGCAAGGAATATGTCATCACTTCCGCCTACGGCTCCGGCAACACCCGGGAGGGCCGCACCGGCTCCCAGTCTCCCTATGACGGCGCTAACAACGCGGTCAAGATGGCCCAGAAGCGCGCCCTTGTCTCCGCTGCCCTGTCTCTCGGCTGCGTCTCCGATATGTTCACCCAGGACATTGAGAGCGACACCGAGGACGGCAGCGCCTACATGACCAACAAGGACCCCAACGCCCCCATTACCGCCGCGCAGGTCAAATTTTTCTATTCTGCTTGTTCCCGCCACGGCCTGACGAAGCAGGAGGCGAAAACCCTCTTGAAGGCCCACGGCTATGACAGCGCCAGCAAGGTCCTCAGCAAGGACTTTGATGCCCTGCTGGACGCTCTGGAGCCGAAGGAGGATGCCTGATGTTCATTAACGGATTGCCGGACTGCAACCGGGAGGGCGTCCAGCAGAAAACCGGCCTGATCTGTGGCCGCGCCGCCAAGGACGGCCAGATCTACGCCACCCAGAGCGGAAAGGAGGTCGGCTCCGTCTCCGTACCGGCTTACGATAAGCAGGACGGCACCACCGCATGGCTCACCGTCAAGGGCTGGGGCCATTGGGCACGGCTCCTTGCCAATGTCCGCAAGGGCGATTCCGTATTCGCCGTGGGCCGCGTGGAGAGCCACGACTATGAGGGCAAGACCTATAACGACCTGGTGGCGGATTACGTCTGCGTCTCTGCAAGCACCGCTGGGCAGGCCCCCGCCCAGAGTGCCTATGCCGCCCCAGCCCCCACTGATAATTTCGCAGAAATTGAAGATGACGGGGAGCTTCCCTTTTAACAACGTTGCCGTGTGTGTCTAAAGAGTGATGACGGGCGGATGCAAGCAAGCCGCAGCACGATCACCGACGCACACAGCAGCCGCCGAGAAAAGAAGAACCTCCCCCCACACCCCCCTAAGAAGAAAAGTAAGAAGAAAAGATTATATATTATCTCTCTTAGCTGCTGCTGCAGCAGCTAAAAGAAGCTATTAAGAAGCTATTAGAGACTTCTACGGAAGCCTTACAGGAGAAGAACATGGAGAAACAGGATACCCGGCGCTTGTTCAGCCTGATCGAAACGATCTACCCCAACGCGAAGCAGCAGTCCCGCACCGCCGCAGACTTAGAGGCATGGACACTGGTTTTGGCCCCATGGGACTACGAGGACGTGAAACAGGCGGTCATTGTCCGGGCGAGGGAAAACCGGTTTTACCCGGATGTGTATGAGCTGGTTCCATTCCTTCCAAAACTGGAAAAACCCAACGCAAAGGAGGCCCCCATGCCGGAGCCGTCCGACGCCTATCTGGAAAAATTCTACGCCAGGGCAGGTGAACAGCACGAGCGCTGGCATGAGGCTGGCATCCCCACACCCTCCGAAGCGAAGAAGCAGGGGATGACCTATGCCGCATGGTGCGCTCTGGCAGATATGCGAGGTGTTTAATGGCAAGTAATTTTCGGCTGGACGAGCTGATCCGCCGCTATCCCCCGCGGGAGAAGAAGCAGAAGAAAGCCCCCAAGGGCAGCGCCGCAGCCGCATATCAGCAGCAGCTTTGCTGGACCTGCGCCAACGCCTGCGGCGGTTGCGAGTGGTCCGACCATCTGGAGCCGGTCCCCGGCTGGGACGCCACCCCCACAAGCCGGGTGCTGAAGGTCGGCGGCAAGGGCAAGGGCGGCACACGGGTAGCATCCTCGTTTGTGATCCACACCTGCCCTAAATTCAGGAGGGACACACGATGATGCGGCTTGTGATTGACATTTACGATGGCGAGGACACGCAGGGCACGAAGGAGGCAGTAGCGATGCTATTGGAGCCTCTGGGCCGCGTCCGGGTGGTGCAGATCGTCGTTGACGGAAAGGAAGAAAAGCGATGAAGGGTGAATCTACCGGCCCCGTTCTTTACCCGATGGGGGTTTATACGTTTGCCTTTGCATGCGTCCATTGTGCAAACAGACATTCAGACAAATGCCACCTGTGCAAGTGCGAGAAAAAAAGCGGATTTGAGCCGAAGAAAGAGGAGAACAATGAAAATTGAATTTACGGTCCCCGGTATTCCGGTAGGCAAGGGCCGCCCACGGTTCATGAAAAACGGCCACACCTACACTCCGCAGAAAACGCGTGATTACGAGGACAAGGTGGTCCAGTGCTGGAAGTGCCAGAGCGGGAAGGGATTTGCGGACGGCATCCCGCTCAGGGCCACCGTCACGGCGTTCTTCACGGTGCCGAGAAGCACGTCAAAGAAAAAAGCCGCTGCGATGGACGGGACGCCCCACATCAAGCGCCCGGACGCCGACAACGTAGCGAAGGCCATTCTGGACGCGCTGAACGGCCACGCCTACAACGATGACAGCGCAATCGCAGCTTTGACGGTGTGGAAGTACCAGACAACCGGAGCCTCCCGCGTGGAGGTCACCATTGAGGAGGAAAAATGATGGATGCTGTAAATTTCTTGAAGGAAAGAGCACGGATGTGCGAGGCAAATCAAACTGGCGAAACGACCTGCGAAAACTGCGCCGCATACAAGGGGGTTTCGCAGTGCTATAAGCTGGGTGAACCGAAAGACCCAGAAAAGATGGTTGCTATCGTGGAACAGTGGGCTGCCGAGCACCCCGCTAAAACCCGCCAGAGCGTATTCCTTGAGCAGTATCCGGAGGCGGAACTCACGAAAGACGGCGTCCTAACGATATGCCCGCTTGCGATCTCAGCCGCGTATAGGAAAATAGATGGGAGTTGCGCCATCCGTTCCGACACGTGCGATAACTGCCACCGGAAATTCTGGCTTGCGGAGGTGGAGGAATGAAACTATTGATCGGCGGAAGCCCCTGCACCCATTGGAGTATCGCGCAGACGAAAAACCGGGAGACAGAGGCTAGCGGAATCGGCTGGGAACTGTTCTTGAATTACCGTATCGCACGGGATAAGTACCAGCCAGATTTTTTCCTGTACGAAAATAACAAAAGCATGGCACCGGCAATCAAGGCGCAGATAACGGCGGAGCTTGGCGTGGAACCCGTGCTTATCAACTCCGCCCTGGTAAGCGCGCAGAACCGCCAGCGGCTCTACTGGGTGGGAAAGCGTAACCCAGACGGCACTTACAGTCAAGTGCCGGTCGAGCAGCCGGAGGATCGCGGAATTTTACTGCGGGACATTCTGGAAAGCGGTGTCTGCTGGAGGGAAAAGGCGTATACGCTGAAAGCCAACTACTTCAAATCCTCCGTAACAAGCGCCATGGACGGCGGGCATTTCCCCGCGCCTATGGCAGCGGAGCCGAAAAGCATACTTGTGGTTACGGCTCCAGGGAAGTCGATGCCTGTTTACGAAGTGAGAAACGGCAGAATTGCCATAAAAGGAAAGGAATACCCCATTAAACTGGCAGACGGATTTTACATCATTCGCAAGCTGACGGTCCGCGAGTGTATGCGCCTCCAGACCGTGCCGGAGGAGTATGTTTTCCCTGTCAGCGCCACCCAAGCTTACAAGATGCTGGGCAACGGCTGGACGGTGGACGTGATTGCCCACATCATGAGCCATTTTACCGGGCTGACGGCGGAGCCGGTGGAAGTGCTTTCAATGTACGACGGTATGAGCTGTGGCCATATCGCACTGGACAAGCTTGGCGTACAGCCGTGGTTGCTCAGATACTACGCAACCGAGATCGACAAGTACGCCATCCAGACCACGCAGCACAATTTCCCGGACACAGTGCAGCTGGGCGACGCGTTTCAGGTGCGGAACGATGATTGGAGATTGGGGGATGAATTATGAGAGATACAAACCTCGTAAATTCTCTGCGTGAGCACGCGGAATGGGCGCGGACAAATGAGTGGGAAACGCTCATTACCCTGTGCGATGATCTGGCGGGAGCCGCTGACTTGATCGAAGCGCGGGCGAAAGAGATTGACGCACTGCGGAACGAACTGTGCCTGAAATGCGGAAACTACACGTTGGCCCATGAGGGGGCCTGTAACGGATGCCGGTGGAGGAGGTAAGAAGATGGAACGATTAACGAATAAAGCCTGGCGAAATTTTGACCCCTGGGAGTGCTGTGGTCAAGATAAATACTGCCAAAGAGGTTGTCATGATCCCGGCGGATGCACAAAGGGCTGTATTGTCCCTCAGCTGTATGCGCGGTTAGGAGCTTACGAGGACACAGGGCTGACGCCCGGGGAAGTCAAGTCAATGCAAGAGGAGCACTTTAGCGGTCTGGAAATGGCAAAATTGCACAGCGCGCTCATGGAACTCAAAAAATATCAAGAAGCCGACAAGGACGGTCGGCTGGTGGTGCTGCCATTTACCAGTGGGCGCACTTTGCTATGCAAGGAAAACATCGACAGTCCGCGACTTATGAAGGATGTAGAGCTTGCAATTCGCTATTGCAGCAGTTGCGGAATCGTGTTTCACATGGATTACAATGTGTTCTGTGATCTGGTAAAACAGGGGAGAATTACTGCGGTAAGCGAAGAGGCGGAGAAAGTATTGGGGGCGAAGAAGGATGAGTAAAGCCGTACTTATCAGCATTCGCCCCAAGTGGGTGGAGAAGATCGCCAACGGCGAAAAGACCATCGAAGTCCGCAAGACCAAGCCGAAGGGGTTGGACGAGTTTACTCGTCTACGTGAAACGAAATTTGGCTCGGAGCCGGTGACAATCAAGCGCCCGCCCCAGAGCTGGTGCTATGTGGAGGCGATGAAATAGTGGATTGCTTTAATCATTTATGCCCGTTTCGGGAAAATACGACAAGCAGCCTCAATAGATGCGAGTGTGTAGCATGTCCCAATAGATGCCCAAAGGATATGACATACAGCACGAGCAATCAAACGACGCAAACAGAATGGAACAGGAGGGCTGACAATGGCTGAATACATCAAGCGAGATGCGGCGATTCGCGAGATAGAGCAAATAAATCCTGTTGACTATGGTGCTATGTGGGACTATGAAGCTCATCATTGGGCAGGAGAATGTCTAAGAGACTGCAAAGAGGCGATTGATAGTATTCCCACCGCCGACGTGGCCCCAATCGAAGCGCTGGAGCGCCTGCGGGACGAGATGTGTGCGCAGGACCTAATCACCATGGAGGGGCTGAGAAAGCTGAACACGCTGATTTGGAAGTACACAACGGTACATGACGGAGGGCAATGCGAATGATAGATACCGTGATGGTGAATATTGGCGCGGCGTTTATGATTGTCGGCGGTGCTGCGCTGGTGGCGATTGTTCTCGGCTTGGTAATCTATGCCGCCGGTTGGGCTTGGGTAGCTGCAAGTGATAAGTGGAGGGATATCCTCCGAGCAGAAAGCCTGATCTATGAATACCGCATGAATAGAGATGCCTATATCAAGTGGCGGAGAAATGCGAATAAGACTGTAGACAGTTCTACGTCGGTGACGCTGTGTAAGGACTGTAAGCACGGCTATGAAGATACTGGCGGTCTGTGTTGTAGTTATGGGCCGTGCGTGGATTGCATTGTACCGGAAGATTTCTTCTGCTCCTATGGCAAGAGAAAGGACGGAGGTGACAGCTATGCGGCTGATTGATGCAGAGTTGTTGGAAGAACAGTTTGGAATTTCCGATGCAGATATTTTAGCAAAAGAAGAAATTCGATTCGCTCCCACCGTGGATGCCGTGGTCGTGACGCGGTGCAAGGATTGTAAGCATTTGTGCGTGTGGAATCGAAAAGATCTATACGCATTTTGCCCCAAAACAAACATCGTGTTTTTGCCATTTGATAAGGACACAAGGACATTCTTTTGTAGCCTTGGCGAGAGAAAGGACGGCGGGGATGACCGTGACGCTTAGAGAAAAACTGATGCACTACACGCATGATCTCGACTGTGGTGCCGACCTAAAGCAAGAAGCTATTGCGACCATCGAACATATCGCACAATACATGGACGAAGATGAACTATTGCATCATAGCCGGCCCCTTGCTCTTGCCTATCTTGCTCTAACGGAAGATGCTTCTGTGCCGGTGGTGCATGGGTGATGGAACGCGGACGAAACTTGCTCAGTATGCGGGGAGAAGTCAACGGAAGGACTGGATGCAGTGAAGTGGGACTATTGGCTCCCTGACTACTGCCCCCACTGCGGGGCCAAGATGGACGGCGAGAGAAAGGACGGCGGGGATGATTGACCGCCAGCCGTCCCACGCAACAAAAGGAGGTAAGCTATGGAGGATCGGGACAAAAAACTGCTGAAAACCTATGCGGAGAACAACATGAGCATGAAAAAGACCGGCGGCGCGGTTTATCTGCACTATAACTCCATCCGCTACCGCTTTCGGCTCATTCAGCGGGAAACCGGGCTGAACCCACGGAATTTTTACGATCTGGAAAAGCTGTTAGCCATGATAGACAAGCAGGGGTCCTGACCCCCTGCATCGGTAGATCAAAGGGGAGGGGCACTTCGTAAAGGAGGCCCAATATGAAATACCGATACACCGTCCAGCAGCTCCAAAAAATGGAGCAGTGCCGCTATCTCACCGACCGGGAGCGGCGCGTGTTCAATCTGGTCTGCCGCCGTGGCTGGGCGATTGAGGACGCGGCGGCAGAGCTGTACCTGTCCCGTTCCTCCGTAAACGCCAGCCTTTCCGCCCTCCGGGAGCACCCCGCCATGAAGGCCCTCGGCGTCTTTGACGAGGCGGGGAACGTAGATATTGACAAGATCTACACCTGCCTGAAAACCGAAGCCGCCAAAGGCCCCGTCACCACCAATATCCCCCTGATTGGGAACGTCACGCTGAATGAAACGGATGTGGACAAGCTCTACACCCTTATCAAGCAGAGTTAGGAGGCTCTTATGCACGAGATCAAACACTTGGCCGAAGGGATCCGGGAAGAACTGGACGATGCCGAGAAGTACGCCCGTGAGGCCGTCAAGCACGCCGGGGAGGACCCGGAGGACGCCAGCACCTACGCCGACCTCAGCCGTCAGGAGCTGGGCCATGCCAATCGGCTCCACGAAATGGCCGTTCGCCATATCGAAAAGGCGAAGGACGCCGGTCTCCATCCTACGGAGGCCATGCAGGCCGTCTGGGACTGGGAGCATGAGCGGATGCTGGACCGCACCGCCCATGTGAAAACGCTCCTGTCCATGATGTAAAAGCTAAAGAAACACCCCCGCCAGACGGCGAGGGTGTTTTCTTACTTATAGGGGTTCTTGGCGTTGGTGGTGCAGATAATGTCCCACAGGTCCGCCCGGTGCTCCTGACCGGCAAGGGCCGCGCTGGCCTCCGCCTTGCTGACCCTGCCGTTTCCGTTCGCGTCGGCCTTGTCCTTCAGAGAGAAATACTCCTTGGGGGAAAGTCCGGCATCATGCGCCTGCTTCACCTTCTCGTAGGCTTTCCCGCTCATTTTCTCGCTGCCGTACTTCTGGTACAGGGCCAGAAATTCCCCGGTGGATACGCCGATGTCCCGCTTGGCTGTTTTGGCGTTCTCAATCCACTTGGCGCTGGGCTCATACTTGGGGTCCACCTGCTGACGGGCCGTCTCACGCGCATATTTATACACGTTTTGGATGTAGTCAGACTTTTCGCTGTCGCTCATGGACTTGTAGGCGGGCAGCTTCACCGCCGCCTCCACCAGCTCCTTCCGCGTCTGGCCCATGGCCTTGGCGTACCGGGTGTATTCCTCACCGGTCAGGGTCCGGGTCTCGCCATTCACCGTATAGGACTTCTCCGCCGCCGCCGGATAAACGGTGCTGTCTCCGGTGGCCTTCGCCAGCCGCCGGATCTCCTGCGTGGCGGGGCTGTTGTCCTGCGCCTTCAGGAAGCCGGGGGAGAGGAAAGACTGGAACACCCGCTCCGGCGCGGAGCCGTTGGAGACCTCGTTGCCCCACATATCCACCATAGGCTGAAGCTGATTCCGTGCGCCGGGGACCTTCTTTGCCGCCCCCTGCAAGAAATAGTTCACGTCAGAGGCTACCTGACCGGAACCCTTTTCCACATAGCTTTTTCGCACCGTATCATCAAATACGGACGCAGCCTTGCTTCCGATGGTGGGGATATACTGTCCGGCATAGCTGCTGGCCGCCCGGTCAAGCAGATAGCCAACCTTGTTGTCGGCGTAGCTCCAATAGGAGATCAAGTCATTTAGGGAGGACAGCATGGAGGTCTCCAGCACAACGTCCTGCATCCCCAGCAGAGAATCCACCAGCGCGTCGAAGGTGCCGCCGCCTTTCTGAACGGATTCCATAATGGCAGCGCCCGCGAACAGGGGCATTGCCGCCGGGGTCATCCAGTCCAGCGTGTAGGACTTGTCCCCGATCTGGATAGCATAATCCTGCCCGCCCATGGACTTCTCAAAGGCTTCCTCCTTGTCATCGTCACCGGCACGGACGTGAAGGGTAGCCCCAAAGAGCCCTTGCGCTACCATGTATGCACCCAGCGCCAGAATCCCGGTGCCGGTGAGGCCGGATGCAAGGGAATCCACGGCATCCGCCGCCGTGCATTTCCCGGACTTCACGTCCACCATGGCTTCCTTAATGCCCTTGATTAGCCCGATGGGGCTGTAATCAAGGCCCGTGGTCAGGATGTTGGTCGGTGTTTTGCGGAAGGGGAGGAAGGCGTCTGCCGCAAAAGATGCGGCCCTCAATACCTGGTTGTCCCCCTGATACCGTCCCATCTTGGACAGCGCCTCAGAAAGCGCTGTGGTGTTGCGGTAGGTAGCCTTCTGCGCTTCCTCAATGGCGTAGGCCCGTGCCGCCTCCACGTCTGCGGCTCTGGTTCCTGCGTGGGCCTCTGCCGCCGTAACGCCCTTGGCTTGCAGCGCTTGGGCGAAGCTGTCCACATAGGCGTTTCGGTTGAATCGCACATCCTCTCGATCCAGCAATTCGCTGTTCTTTTCACCTATCCACTGGATAGACCGGGAGAGAACGTCCTCCCCCTTGAACATTTTCCGCTTGCTCTGGATCTCCCGCTCAATGCCTGCCGCCGTGGCGTCAGAATACTTCCCGCTGCCCATAGCCGCGCTCTGGTCTGTCTCATACTGGCCCTTGGCAAAGGCTTTCAGATCCTTGTCAACATTCACGGCCTTTGTCCGCTGAGAGGGGTCCTTGATGACCGCCCGCTCGATTGCGGTTCCGATGCCATTCTTGATCTTCCGTGCACCCATCTGAATGGCGTTGCCCATGATGTTGCGGATGTGGGTGGTGGGGTTAGTCAGCATGGAGGTATACCGCCAGAAATTGGCCTTCTCCCGGAACGTGCTGGGGATCTGGTCTGCAATGGAGGTGGTGATGGCGTCCCACGCTGCCGCCCGCTCCGCGTCCGTCTCTGCCATCAGGTAGTTGGTGGCCAGTTCGTCAGAGAGGGTGAAGCCCGTCACCTTGTCGATGTAGTCCACCCGTGCGCCTTCCACGTCTCCGCTGCCGGGGGTGTTCTGCCGGGGTGCCCGGTTCTGCCGCGCCGCCCGGTCATTCATTTTGTCTACCAGCCGCCGCAGCGTCAGCAGACGGCCCTCCGGCGTCAACCGGTTCATCAGGTTCATAGCCTGCACCATCTGTGCGCTGTCGTGGGCCGCGTCCGCAATGGCCGTTGCCAGCTCAAAAGCGGCCTTGTGGTCTCCTTCGGAAATGGCAAGGTTGTAGGCGCTGATAGCCTCGGCGGTGTCTGCCTTGGTGATCCGCTGACCCAGCTCCGCCTTGGCAACGAAACTGTTCGCCACCTCGCGCCAGCCGTCCCGTGAAATCTTGGCCTGCGCCCGCTGCACGGCGCCCCGGTCCGTCACCACGTCATAGTCGAACGCGCCGCCGGAAATGGCGTTTTCATACACGGTTGCCATCTCCGGGGAGGTCATGGGGCTGTTCAGAATGGTGGAGACCGTTTTCTCCACATTCCGCCCGGTGTCAGGGTTCACAACGGGGACCTCAGAGGGTGCCCGCCGCTGGTCATTCTGCACCCGCTTTGCGCTGTTGGGGTTGACCGGGTAAAACTCATCACTCTTGGCCTGCATGGTGTCAAAGGGCGTGTTCACCGCACCCGCCACGGCGTCACCCGGCGTGTCGAACCCTGCCACCCCGCCGTTCTTGACATTTTCCGCCCCCTGTGCTATGCTATCATTAGCATTGAGGGGACGCGTACCCTCAACAGACGCCTGAGATTGTGTCCCAGCGTCACCATTGGTGGCAAGGCTGGTTGGATTGGCACGATCCCCGGCGTCTATTTTTATAACGTTCCCGTTCGCGTCAATCACTTCATGCAGATAAAATCGGTTTTTGCTGGTGCGCTTTACAACGGCAGCTACATAAGCAGTTTCGCCGTCCATAGTGACCGGGGCGGCAAATACATAGCCGTCATAGGGGCGTCCTTTCCAATTCTGCTGGAAATCAATTTGCTGCCCGCGCCGGAGCACTTCCGGAATGGCGGGGATCACGGCGGCCTTTGCCCCGCCTACGCCATGGCTCAAATCGTCCTTCACGGAACGCCCGTTGATGTCAATGTCTCCAAAGCCGGGTCGAGACACGACCCCCTTAATGGCCTCAAACATTTTCCTTGCCTTTTCAGCCATAGTTCGGCCCTCGACAAATGGGATCGCTTTAGAGGATACGGTCGAGACCGGCTCTGTGCCGTTAAGCCCCGGTATACTCTCTCGCAGCCGTTCAACGATCTGCACTGTCTCGCCCTTGTTTGCCGCCGTCTCCACACTGGGGGCGGCGTTTTGCGTGCCCTCTGCGGCGTTTGCAGGGGCGGGGGTATAAGTACCCTCCCGCACCTCCGGGCGTGCCTCCTGCGTAGGCTGTGCGTCCGCTTGACTGCTTCCACGCTGCCGGATGACGTCAACACCTGCACCGATGCCGCCCATGGCAGCACCCACCGCCGCGTCATACAGTGCCTCGCTTAGATCAAACCGGGCAGAGGGGTCATAGGTGGCCCGCTGCAAAAAGGGCTGTGCATAATCTTCCAGAAATTCTTCGCCCCCCTCGGAGATCATGGAGAGGGCCAATTTACCCGCTGGCCGCTTGGCAAGGTCGCTCATGACCTGAACGGCTGTGTTTTCGCCAAATTTTGCGATTAACTTGCTGGCGGCCTTCTCCGCGAGGCCGCGGCCAAACGTCTTTTGAAACAGCTTAGAAACGTTGGAAATTTTCTCTGTTCCAAGGCTCAAAGCGCCGCTGCCCAGTCCGTAGGCAAGCTGCTGGCCATAGGTGGCCCCGGACTGTCTGGCCCGCTGGGCGCTGCTCCCGGCGGAACGGGCCGTCATCAGGGCAAGACCGGCACCGGGGAGCACGGCGCTGGCTGCCACATCCCCCGCCATCTGCACACCCTGAACGCCCAGATCCACGGCGAACTGGCCCACCGGCCCCAGCCCTTCCTTGGCCTGTGCCACATCCTTGGCGGAACTTTGGGACAGACGGTCCGCCTTCTGATATGCCTTGTCCGCCACCGCCTTGTCGGACCGCTCCACCGCCTTGGTGTAGCCCTCGTGGGCCGCGATGCGGCGTTTTGCGGCAGAGAGGTAGCTCTGCACCTGCTTCACGTCCGCCGCCGTCATGGGCTTGCCGTTGGCCCACTTCACGTCCCGGAGCATCTTCTCATACCGCTTCACCGCGTCATGGTCGCTTTGTAGGGATTCCCCGGCGTTCTGGTTGGCGATTTGGGTGTTCAGCTTCCCGGCCCCCTCTGCCAGTACACCGCCCAGATTCGTAAAGGCGGAGCCGGTGGACTTCGCTGCACCGGAGATCACCTTCCCCACGCGCCCGTTATCCAGAGAGGGGGGCGTGGTGCCGCCGGTCCGCACGTCTGCCAGCAGGCGGCTGTTGGGCCGACTGTTCCCAACGCTGGCGTTCTCCATGGGCCGGGGGGAGACAGAAGGCGTAACGGCCCTCGTCTTCTTGGCCTTCTGCGTTTCCACCCGCTTACCATAGGCTACAAGGTCCGGTATCCGAACGCCGCCGCTGTTATTCTGTGTTTTGTTGACCCGCTCGCCGTAAGCGATCAGATCCGGCATTTTTACCGCCATCGTATAGCCTCCTTACCCGAATAGATCGGAAAGCTCTTGCTGCTGTGCCTCTGTCAGACTGTTCCAGTTGGATTTCAGGTAGCTCTGGGCCTTTGCGTAGTTACCCTGAGACATATAGCCCGTGATCGTTCTGCGGATGTTTCCGTAGTTGCTGCTGCCGCCGCTGCCGCCGCCCTGATACTTCGCCCATGCCTGGTCAGCCGTCAGGCCGCCTGCGGCTTTCTTGGAGTTGGCCCCCCACTTGCCGTCCTGAGACACGCCGTAGTATTTCTGGAGCTGCTTCACCTGCTGATTGGTCAGGGAGCCGTTGGAGTAGCTTCCCTTCTTTTTGCCGGTGCTGCTGCCGGTTTTGGCAGTGCCGGTTGTCCCCGCCGTCAACCTGCCGGTGCCGTACAGGGAATCATAGGCCCCCTGCCCGTAGTAATAATCAAAGGCGGAGATCACGTCATCCGTCACGATGCCGTTTTTCAGGGCGGACTGTACCTGACTGGCAGTCAGCGTCGGCTTTACCACGGTACTGCCGCCGGAAGAACCGGAGCCGCCGGTCTGCCCGCCGTACTTGGCGTAGAAGTTCTGCTGCCGGACGTATTCCTCGTACAGGGCGTTTGCCAGCTCCGCGTCTCCCGTGGCCTCTGCCTTGGCAATGGCGTTCCGGTACTCCGTGTCAAGCTGGCTCCGCTGGAGGTCGATGGCCGCCGTCTTTTCCGCCTGCTCCCGGTCGATCTGGGAAAGATTCTGCTGAAGCACAACGTCCTGTGCCAGCGCCGCCTGTCCGGTGGTGCCGGTGTTCAGGCCGTTTGCCACCGCCATCTCCTGAAACGCGCCTCGGCTCAGAGCGTTCTGGTTGGCCGCGCTGTTCCGGGCAATGTCATATACCGGCGCGATCTGTGCACGGTTGGCATCCAGTGTGGCGGTGTTCTGCTCGTAGGCGGATTTCAGCGCCGCCAGCTCCGCCGCTACCTTCTTGGCGTACAGCTCCTTCAGATAGTCGCTGCCGTCTCCGATGTCAAAACTCGTGCCGGTCTGCGCCGTGAAATTGCTGGCCGGGGTGCCGCCTGCGTTAATATCCGTGACCCGCTGTTGGCTGTATGCCGGTGTTCCGTAGCCGGTAGTCCCGGCCTGTACGCCGCCGTTCTCCGCCAGATAGTCCCCGAAGGACTGCACCTTGCCACTGGCCTGTGCAATGGGGGAGGTGTCCGTGCCCATGAGATAGCGGTAGTAGGCCAGCTCCGCGCTTTCCGGGCTGACGTCCAGACCCAGCCGCCGCCGCAGATCATTCACGGAGGAAAGAGCGCCGCTGTCCGTCACATAGCCGTTTTTATCAATGGTGTAGCCGTACCCGGCGCGGATGGCGTTTGCCGCCTGGTTGGCCTGATCGCCGGTAATCTCACCCCGCTGAAGCCGGTTGCGGATGTCCTGAATCTTGGAGCGGTCCAGTGCGGACATCATCTCGTTGTCCGTCCACGCGCCGCTTTTGCCGTAACTGCCGTTTCCGGCGTTAATGTCCTGATGGGGGGTGTAGTCCGCCACGCCCTTCACAGCCTTCTTTGCGTAGCCATTCTCATCGTAAAACACGGTGTAGCCGTTGGAAATGGAATATCCCCCGGCCAGATCGGGCCGTCTGCTCATATCCGCGCCGCCGGTCATCTTCTTCCAGTAATTTGCCTGATCCGTGGGCTGCAAATTGGCCGCACCGTAAATTCCCGGATTTGTATAGCCGCCGGTGCCGTAGCCGGGGCCTTTTACATAAGGCGTCCCCCCGGTTGCCGCCTGAGAGCTGCCGCCGGAAGAGCTGGTGTCCCGCCGGTTGCCGCCCTTGTCATAGGTCTGGCTGTACGTCTTGTCGGAGCCGATCATGTTCGGCTCCCTGCCACCGTACTTGTCAGCGATTTTATTCTCGCGCTCCTTGGTCAGTCGGTCCCGCTCGGAAGCCGACAGATCCGTTCTCTGAAGCTCCTTGGAGTAGTCTTTGTTTTTATCGTAGTAGCCTGCCATACTTGGTCCTCCTTATCCGTTCCAGTCAGCCCGGGTCTCCCTCACATCAATGTGGGTAAAGCCCTTCTGACTGTAAATGCCCACGCCGCCCCAATCGGGCATGAGTTCTCGGGCAAATGCCCCCACCGCCTCGGGCTTCTGACCCTTCACGGTGATGTCCGCCGCCGTGCCGTAGCAATGCTGGCTGTGGGCCACGCCGCCCACTTTGGCGTTATACTGGGGCGTCCGGTAGGCACTGGCAATCGTCACCGGAGCACCGAAGTGGCTGCGGATGCTCTGCAAAACCATCACCAGCCGGGGCGCTACCAGTACGGCGTCGGAGCCGTCCTTGCAGGCAAATTCCTTCACTTTGAAATGGGTGGACAGCTTCATGCCGCCGTCCATCGCCTTGGAATAGGCGTTGATCTCTACCATAGGTTTCTCTCCTTCCGGCTCACACGCATCCCCGCTCTTGTACTTCCACACCAGGAAGAACGGGATCACCCGCCCATCCCCGGTAAAGCCCTTGCCTGTCGAATCCATGAAGCAGGTAGACCCGCCGCCGTCCATCATAATGGCGTTGTCCCAGCCGGACGCAGCCAGCAGGTTCCGGAGCTGTTCCGGGGTGTGCCGCTCCCGGCTCACATAGTAGGCAAACCTCCCGTTCTTGGTGCCGATGGCTGTCCGGGGGGCACGGTAGCGCATATCCGCTCCGCAGTGGATGGGGTTGATCTTCTTCCCGCCGATGATGAGGTGGACGCACTCCATGTAATTCCGGTCCCCGTTGGGCACGGTCTTCACGCCGAAGTCCGCCGGGGTGCTCCAGCTGATGGCCCACGCCCGGTAATTGGGGGTCTTGCGGGTCTGCCCGTCTGCCTTTAAATGGCAGGCCGGGGTCTGATTCCGCAAGAAAATGGAGCCATTGCAGATAGCGTCCCCGCCCGCCTCCGCCAGCATCTTTTTCAGGTTGGCCGTGGTGGAGCGGAGACGCTTCCGGTTGAAATAGATCTTGATGAATTGGAGGTCGGAGAGCGGGACGGTTCCCGCTCTCGTGCTCATGTGTGAGCCTCCGTATTCTGTTTCCCCTGATCGCTGGCCTGACGAATGGCATCCAGCATATTTTTAATAAAGGCGGGGTAGGGGACCCCCATAATGGCGGTATTTTCCAGAATCGACAGCCCCTCGTTTGCGATGAAAAACATACAAATAGCGTCACGGGCAAAGTCGCTCCCGGTGGCTTGGTCCAGCAGTGCCGCCATCCACACGAGACACAACATAACGCCCTTGCGAACCAGGCCCTTATAGCTGGCATTGGACTCCAGCGCCCCGGTTTTGCTCTTGCCGGACTTGTGCCAGATCGCTGCCACCAGCCAGCCCGTGGCGTAATCCAACGCCATAAAGCAGATCAGAACTTTGAGAGCCACGTCCCAACCTCCAAGTGCCTGGGCGATGGCGGAGCCAGCCGCAGCCAGCACCGCCAACACCGTGTTTTTGATGTGTAAAGCGTTCATGGTGTCCCTCCTTTCGGCGGTCACACCCGCACGGTCTTCTCAGGATGACCGCCCTCGTCCCACGTAATATCGTAGGTGCCCTCCGGGGTCTCCACCCGCACGGTCTGACCGGCCTTCGTGACATCGTACCGCATATAATCATGCAGGTGACGCACGTCGGCGGGTTCGGTCTCCGCAGGGATAAAGCCCTCGGCCATCTCAGCCTCGGTCCAGTTGGCAACGCCGCCGTCGGGATTCAGGTGGAAGTTGGCACCGGCCTCCTTCAGCTCCGCGTTAATGGTCTCCACAGCCTTGCCGTTCTTCTTGCCCTCATTGATGATGTTCTCGTAGATCTTTTCCATGGTATGTACCCCTTTCAAATTTACGGTCGATTATTCAACCGGTTTTAACTGTTCTTGTCCTCGTTGACCCTCTGGGTTCCGAAGTAAAAGCCGATGACCACCGTGAAGATGGTCAGAAACTCCGTCCCGGAAATGTCACCCCGCAGAGCCAGCACCGCGAAGATCACCGTCAAGGTGATGGTCACAAGGCTTTTTACCGCCAGCAGGTTTGCCAGCCGCTTTTTTAGATTTTCCATGGTTACTCCTTTCTCAGCGGTAGGTCTTCCACCTCCGCCATGATCGTGTTGAGATGCCCGTTGCCCCCCAGCGCCTTGTACGCACGGTGCATCTCTCCCAAGGCTTCTTTGTCCGACAGGCTGATGGAGCCATCCGCAATGTACGCCTGCCCCAAATGCCGGACGCGATCCACCATGAGAACCTTCAGGGCCTCCACGATGGCATCGCTTTTGTCATCCTTGGCCCACTTCCGTTGGAGCAAAGCCAGAATGATGGCCGTAACCCCGGAGCCTGTCACGGCGCTGATTACGATTTGTACAATTTCCATTTCTAACTCCTTAAAAGTTGCAGTTTTAAGGCCCACATTCCGACGCATTTCGACACGGCCCCTGTGGGGCCTGCCGGAGGATTGACCTCCGGCTTTTTTAAAAGCAGAAGGCAAAAGATATGCAATACACATCATTCGCACTGATGTAGTCGGCGAGGCCGCTGTTGCTGACCGCGCAGAAACTCGTGTAGTTGCCAATGCGTGGAGAGCGCTGCCACCAGTAGTTCGCGCTACCGTTGTAATTCTTCACCTTGCTGTTGCCTGCCTTATAGTAGGCGTATTGTGTGCCCTCGCCGCTTGCAGAATAGGTGATGTTACCAAAAATCTCAATCTCGCTCAGCAGGAATAGCTTGTCCGCCGTGGTGCTGATGGTGGTGCTCCGGGAACCCTCCGAGGTTAGCTTATTCACCTCTTGGATGCCGTTCTGTACCTCCGTTGGCATCAGCGCCAGAATGGCGGGCAGGTGTGTGCTTCGCATGTCACAGCTCGTCCAGCCGCCGCTGTTGGTGTTGCCACCGTTCATCATCTTTCTGTCCGCGTAGCAGTCATGCAGCTGGAAGGTCAGGGGAGCTTTTCCGGAGCCATCGGCATAGTCATCGTGCCCCTTTCCGATAATGTCGATAACGTAATCTGCCCCGTTAATCGTCATGGCTTTCTGGTTCCCAACTACCCACGTCTCCGGCACTTGGTTCTTGTGGCAGGCTTTAATGATCGTGGCCCAATCGTTATCCGCGAAATTTGCGTTATACGTCACCGGCGCTTTCAGCAGCGGCACAATGCCGCTCATAAGCACTCTGCCCATTATGCCACCTCCCCAGCGGTGAATGTCCCCGTCCCCGCATTGCCGTAGAACTGCTTGCCTACAAGGTCATAAAGTCCCACCGCCCCGCTGGCGTCTTTGCAGGGCAGAAAGTCTCGGATTGGGCTATCTCCGCTGTATAACTGTGCGTAATACAGTTTTCCGGACAGCTGTTCAGCAATGGAACCGTTACGGTTGAGCGCCATCAACGTCATATTTGCAGGAACCGCAAAAGTTGCCGCTGTCGGTGTCCATATTTGTTCACCATTGACGGTCAGGCCGCTTTGGTTAAGCACAGCCTCGATTGGGTCTGTTCCGTTTAATGGAGCGTTCTGCATCGCCTGATCCCCAAATACGGCGGCATTGCACCAAAGGCCGAAGCCGTTTGATTGCCAGTTCTGGTCACTGACTGCAACGCCACCCGATAACGTTTGCGTTGTCTGAAATTTTATTTTCAGAGTATATGTTTGATCCGGTTTGACACCGGTATCAATATATTGTGTCCCGCTGGATTGGATATACGCCAGTTTTGTGTATCCGGAAGGCAGGGGCATAGGTGCCGTATGCACCTCGCCCTTCCGCAAAAATAAACAGTGTCCCATTAGGCAATCACCATCCCGTTTTTATTGACCGAGAGTGTAGAGGGAAGAATCAAAGCGGGGCGGATGCCGCGCGAGTTGACTGCGCTGCTGCTGAAGGAGTCGCCATTGGTATAGACGCCCCACACGCTGGCGGCATTGCTGGCGCGCGGGGAGCGGAGCCACCAGGCGGCGGCCGAGCCGTTCAGGTACGCAATACGCTTGTTGTTAGCGGACGTGCCGGTCCCAGACGTAAAGTAGGACAGCTTCGCACCGTCCACCGGGAAGTCTTCGCTGTCGCTGGTCGTGAAGCCAACCTCATAACCACCCAATAGGAAAATCTTGCAGAGTAGACCGTTCGCACCACTCTGGTCAGTGCCGCCAGAACCGCTGTTCTTGCGATACGGGAGCTTGACCTGCTTGATTGCGTCTTTGATATTGCTCTCAAACAGGTTCAGGAACGTGTTGTTCAGGTAGGTGTGGATGTCGCTGCTTTCGTACTTGTTGATATTTCCGCTCTGCCAGACACGGTTCTCGTAGATGTTCTTCATCAGCAGCCAAGTGCCGTTGCAGGAGCTGTCATACAGGATGGAATTAGAAGGGATACCCTGATTAACGATCAGAAAATCAGTTACGGTGCCATTCACGCTTAGTCTGACTGGGGAGCCAACTGCAAGTTCCGAAATAGGCGCTCCTACGGTTGGCTTGGTCATGCCTTTACTCGCCCCGCTCAAAATCACTCTGCCCATCAGCTCACCTCCGCAACAATGGGGATAGACACCGTGTTGGCATCCCCGAAGATCGTAAATTTGATGCCGCCGTCATAGGTCTCTGCGTAGCCGTTGGTGATGTACGTCAGGTACTGGTTTTCCGCCTCCACAAAGGCCGCGTAATCGTCGCTGGTCCCCGCCCCCGTGTAAACGTGGTCTACCGTGGCGGTGTTGGTGGCCTTGACCCCGGCAATGGCAACGCTCTGCGTCTTGATGCCGGTGTTTTCATCCTCCACCCACGTGGTCCCGATGGTGGCGGTGTAGGTCTTGACGGAGGAAATCTCCGGCAGCTGGCTTGCAGGCACTTTGCCGTCTACAAGATCGGCTTTCCCGTTCCATGTTGCCCGGTCGGTGTCGCTGACCTCTTTTGGGTGAACATGGTCCCCTCTGGCGTATTTTTGCTCCGTGCCCACCGCAGCCGTGCCGGGGGCTTTCGGCGTGGTGGTGGATGCCTCCGCGACAGCAACTGCGCCGCTGATCCGCTCCCCCGCCGCATTGTGGGCGGTGGCCCCGGAGAGCAGATTCTCCGGGGTCACGGTGTCCTGTGTCAGATCCAGCTTCGTCTCCCCGTTGATTTCCACTTTATTGACCGCCATACCATCACGCTCCCACCGCCAACGTCTGGCCGCCCGCCGCGTTGTCCGTGTAGGTGATGGGGATAGCCGCCACGGTCACCTGTGCCAGATAGTCATACTCCGCATCCGGGGTGATGATCTGCTGGGCCATAGTGGGGGTGACGTTCTTGTTGGGTTGGGCCTTGACGGCCTCGCCGCCATAAGTGCCCTCTACGCCAAGGATGGACACGCCCTGCTTGATGTTGCCGGGGATGATCTTTGCCTGTTCGTCCGCGTCGATCTGGGCCTTGCCGGAGCCGTCGTGAAAGCCCATGGGGATAGCGGGGGTTTCTGTTTTCACTGCAATGGTCAAGGTTTTGCTGCCCTGGTTGGGCATAGTGCCGGTGAGCTTTGCGCCCCGGGCATAAGCGGTCTTGCCGTCCAGCAGCTCCGCCGCTGCCGCCGTGGCGTCCTGGGTGTCGGCGTCAAAGGTGTTGGTTCCCACGATGGGGGCACCGCTTTTGTCGTGGGCCGTGACGTTCTTTTTCAGGTCCTCCGAAGTGATGGTGTCCCCGGTAAGGTCCAGCTTGACGTCATTGCCGATGATGACCTTGTTGATGTACTTATCCGCCATAATATTCGTCTCCCATAATCAAAGTATTTCCCCCGGCTTCGTTGGAAACCTCGTACTGGGGGATCTTCAGGACGGTAACATCGTCCTTCATGGTCTTGCTTTTGGTGGGCAGGGTCACGGGGGTATAAATCTTAGGCGCGACCCGATAATCTCCGGTGTAAGGGTTCCCGCCCACGGCGGAAACGGAAACCTCAAAACTGACCTCTAACGCCGGACGAGGGGACAGGTCAAAGGTAATCATCACAGCACCGCCTTGCTGATGGCCCCGGCTACCTCCACCATCTGGATCATGGAGCCGACCACGTCCCCGCCGGTAAACTTCACCCGGACCTGCATGGGGCACATGGGCGGGAGCTTGAAGGTCTCCTGCTGGGTGATGGGGAAATGGAATTTCCCGTCAGAGTAAGTGACTTCCTCCGGGTAGCTGCGGGTGATGTTCAGCAACGTGACCTCCACCAGCTCCACGCCTTCCACGCTGAGGGGCTGGCCCTGATTTTGGATTGTAATATCAATGCTATACGCATCACCTTGTACCATCAGGACGTCACCTCCGTAGCGCTGACTGTGCCGGTATCATCCACCGTCAGCTTGAATTTCTTCGTGCTTCCCGCCGTGGAGGACGGCACCACAAAGGCCCCATTCTTCACGGCCTGTACGGCGGTGTCCACCGTTTCACCGGTCTCCGCCATGGTGTAATATTCCGTGGGCGGGGCGGTCAGTGCCGCCAGCTGGTTTTCCAGCGCCGCCACACGTTCCTCTAATGTTGCCATAGCTGCCTCCTTATACGATGATTCTTCGCCCCAGGCTATCCAGCAGCCACTTTTGTTCGGATGTGACCAGAGGACCTGTGGGGCTTTTTCTGATAAGACCATAGTACAAAATGGCGTATCCGTCTGAGCCGTGGGAGCCCTCGCTTCCTTGGCCTGGTGTTCCTCCGGATAGCCCATACATTCTTCCGCCCGCGCTGGCTGCGGC